TTATGTTGGGAATTGCCATTGTTCAATCTCCTGTTCAAGTGCGGTTAATAGTTCGTTTAAATTTCCACGAAACTCTTCTACTTTAAAATTCCCAATACCATAGCCTGCAAGTGTATTAGGCTTGCCTTCAATATCCGTATTAAATTGGGGTTTTGCCCCAGCGTGGTAGATTTTTTGGCGTTTGTAGGTTAAATCGCCGTTAGCGTGCATACGAAGTGTGCCAATCTCTCGGTTGCTTGATTTATATTCGAACCAGCAATCGCCATTGTTTGCCCCGATATTTAAATAGTCTCCGCGTGAAGCATAATGCTGGATGTCTGAAATACGGATATTTGTTTTTGCCACAATACGATTTTCAAAGGTTTTCTCACCGTTAATGCTTTCGTTACCATTTAAACCAACCTTTCCATCAGAGGTAGTTTTGGCTTCTACTGCTTTGTCATAGGCGGTTTTCACGGCTTTTGATGTTGCGGCTTCGGTTTCGCTGTCGCTGTTAGTGGCTGAGCTTAGTTGCACGATCCCATATTGTTGTAACGTTGCCCGTGCAATTTCATTTAAGGCAAACTCCCCATCCACGCAATAAGTCGGGGAAATTATCAACTTCGCCTCGTTTTGCAGATGATGCAAAAATGCTTTCATCTGGCGTATTTACTAATGCCATATATGACCTCTTATGTTAAGTTGAAAAGATATTGCACACCTGCTTGGCGTGGCAATATATCTAAATGATTGATTGCGAATTTCTTAAAATCAGATGTGCTCGCACTTGGAACAGAGATAGAGACGGTCATATCGTAGTTATCGACAATGTGACAACCTTCTCCGAAAATAAATAGGCACGCCTCAATTAAGTTTGGTAGCGTGCCTATTTGGTAGTTTTTAAGGATTCTGCATTTAATCAGGAACCGATAATCATCATCGGATAATTTGACGGAATCAGACAGCTGGTCTCGTTTGCGATACCACTGAGCACCACCTAGTCTTTTTTGGCTAAATCCAAGTGCATTGGACGAATTGCGGAAACCGAAAAATTTACGTAATTGATAGCCATTAATAACCCGAAATTGCCCGACGTGTTTACCTACTTCGCCTGCACGCGCAGGTGCTTGTTCGTAAGCGTAACTCATTTCATTATTCTCCTAACTGTTGTAAGTTTTGTTGAAATCTATTTTTGGTGCAGCTTTAGACTCCGCATCACCAAGCAAAATACTGCCGAGTGATTTACGTTCATCCGCTAATTTCGCCACGACCGCTTTTGCTGTTTGATATGCACCAGAAATTTCCTCATCGGATAATTTGGCTGCCTCATCTTTAGTAAAAATGCCCTGCGCAACTACCGCACTTTCTTGGATTTCACGCACAGTCGCGTTATCCGCAAAATTGACTTCTTTAAATGCAGTTTTAGCATCAGCCAACACGGCAGCTTGTTTTACTTCTGCGTCACGTTTTGCTTGTGCATCTTTTAGCTGTTGAATTTCTTCATCTTTAGCTTTAAGGCGTTTTTCAAGCTCTTCTTTCTCCACGTCATCTTCCTTTTTATTTTCAGGTTCAGATTGTTTTTCTTTTGGTTCGGTTGGTTGTTTGCCTTTTGGCTCTTTACCTTCTTCACTACCAGACTTTTCTTCGTCCTCAATTTGTTTTTTCTGTTCGTCCGACAACTTGATGCCGAACGCATCTAAAAACGCATCGAGAATTTTTGCGGTTTTCCCCATAATGGTTTTATCCTCATCGGCAAGTTTTACACCTCCACCGCAGCGACCCTTTGCCACAATCGCTACGTGGTTGCCGATCATCGGCGACATCTCAAAATCTGCATCTTGTACCGTGGATGGCTTAATATCGCAGTCATAACCACAAGATAATTGTTCCACACCGTGCTCCTGTACGGTTTTAATGGCTTGTTCATCATAAATCCAAGCCTCTGCCGTGAGTTCATCGCCCACTCGCTTCACATTACGCACGACACCGACAGAGAGCTGTTTCCAGTTTTTCGCATTCACCCCATCTTTAGGGTGCCCTACGGTTAATGTTGCATTTTCAAAACTCTTAATCGTTGCATCGCTAAACAAAGATTTTTCTGTGCGAGCGACTTTTTTAATGCCGTCTTCTTTTAGCCCAAGTTCTGTAGCGAGGTAATCAAATACCCCAACTTTTGAAATGGTTGCTGGCACAACTAAAAAACCATCTTTAGTGATGGTTCTTTGTGTGGCTGCTTGAGTGGTTTTGTCTGTAAATTTCATTTATTTACCCCAATAAAAAACTCGGCAATTTCAGGCCGAGTTGAATTTAGTATCTTAAGAGTGATAAAATAAGCCAAGCCACAGGCAATAGGGCATAGCACGTTTCGGACGTTAAGCAGACGCCATTTGTGAGTCAAGCACTATGTGGTGCTTGTGGCTTTCTTTTTCCTTTTGATCCACATTGTTTTAACTGCAATCTTCTTGTGTCTCTTCCTAACTTCCTGCACGCTGAATATTTCGTCATCAATCTCTTTTTTAATCAAAAACGTTTCATTCCCTGAATCGCTTGTCCCGGTGTACTCAATGCTATCAAATGCGGAGACAACCAAAGGCAATAATAAAATGTCTTTTTTTGTAACGGCTCTTTGCCCTCGTTTATTTTCCGCTTTTTCGTTTCCATGTTGTTTCAATATGTGCCTGATGCTTGATTCATCAATACTGTGTTGCCAATCTGTAATATCTAACCCAATACTCTCTTTCGCTAACGCAATTAATTCAGAATTAACCCCACCAAAGTTAGAAAATGACTTATTACCACCTCCGCCGATAGAGCTTTCAAATAACTCATCGAGATCCATTTTCCCTATCTTATTAGGTTCTGTGGCTTGGTAGCTTAATTCAGTTTCTTCTGATTTTAAGTTAACTACATCATCAAACACCGGAATCTGAACACATCGGCAATTAAAATCATGGCCAGGATGACCGGTATCAACAGGAGGGTTTGCATATTCGAATATTTGCCCATCTTTTTCCGCATGGCTTTCGCGTACACGCTCATCAAGCGATGCTGACCACATATATTTTTTTATGCCAACCTCTTCATGTCTCGCTTGCGTTAAGGCGGCATTTAATTTTGAGGACTGGTCTCGCGCAATAAACATTGCTCGTTTTTCGGTTGTTTTACCCAAGTCTTTTATTTGTGCTGAAAGGTCTTTATTTAAAGAACCTCGAACCATCGCTTGCATGACGGTATTTTGCACTTTATCAAGATATTGCGAGCGAATAGACTTGATTAACTGGATATTACCAGCGGTCAATGCATTCACTCTTTCAGCAATATTTGGACTATTGCGTAAATAAGCGGATAAATCGATGCCAGTTTGGTTTTTCAAATTGGTTGATACTTCAGCATGGTTTTGTGCATCACCACGACCAACGAAGCCGTTGGCGATATTTTCGGCTTGTGAAGTGCGGTCAGATTTTTCGTACTTTTCTAATACTTTCATCAGCGCTTTCGCACTAATCGCCTGGAACCCTTTCGCATCATCCATAAAAAAAGAGCCTTGCGGTTGTTGCATAGCTCTTTCTACATCATCGGTCATCGTTTTGACGAACTGTTTAAGCTGTTGTCTATACCAAAGCTCCGTTCTCTTGCTCATCTTCACTGGCTTGAACTTGCGCATCTTCCGTGTTTTCTGGCTCTTCAAAATTTCCGGCAAATTCATTAACATTTTTCATTTCCTCAATGTCTTCAGCGGAGATATTGGCAAACAAGCCACTTTCGCGCAGTTCGTTCGCAATTTGATATTCGTTTAATACGCCGTTTTGAATCAACGTATTCGTGGCAGTGGCGAATGTGTTCAGCATATTGATTTGCTGTTCCTGTTTCACCGTGGTTAATGGCATGAACTCAAACCACCAATCAGCGGGATTGCCGTCGAATAACTCATTGCAAATCATCGGATCGATGACTTCAAAGATTGGGCGAAGACGTGCTTCTTGTAATCGATGAATAGATTCGTGATAGTTTTGGATGTCTTCGTCACCGCTCGCCAATCCAGAAACGGACTGCCCAAATAAGATTGTCACTGGCATATCCGCCGCACCGGCTACCGCATTGCGAAACTCTGTCAGTAAATCTTTTAACCTACCAAAAGATAATTCTTTTCGGTCGTACTCATTTTCCGCATCAAGCAACAGACTATTGGTCGCAGATTTAATCGACTGCACGGCTGAAATAACGTGAGCTACATCATTTTCTAAGCCAGCTGAAATCTTGTCAGATAACCCCGCAATTTTGAAAATATCGATTTTACTTTCAAAAATAAGGTCGCCGACATTCGCTGAGGCACTATCAAAGCGTTTAAGTACATCAATAATCTTTTCAAGGTCTGATACACCCCAAATATCGTTATCAGATAAAGGCGCATCATTGGCATTGATAATTAATAAGCGTGAATGATGCACTGAAACAGATTGTGTACCGCCAGTAATGGTATATTCACTGTATCGACCAAAGTTTGGCGAAAATACATCGTCATCTCGTTGTCCTGTAGGTGAAATTTTCCATTTAGGTAAGATAATCAACCGCTTTAATCGTTCTGTAGGCTGCAATGGCGAAGTGATGTTAATTATGTCAGTAACAACCAAACCCACTGCCCCATACAAACTAGACCATTGCAACGCTTTAGTTAATGTCTCACGCAGTTTTAATCTGCGCTCGAGCTTAGTGAACTCGTCTAGCTGTTCAGATTTCAAGTCATTCGAGAAAATATCGCGCCAGTTACGCACCATATCTTCCGAACGTTTAATACAAACCTTATTTGCAATCCAGTTATCACGCCATAATGCTTCGATTTGCATTAAGTCATCGGTTAAGCTAAGCCCACGAGCATAATATGTCTGGTCTTGTTTGCTGCCTAACTTTAGCGCAAGTGATTTGATGCCATCTAAAATATTCATCTTATAAATCCAGTAGTGATTTAGGTTTCCCTAAAATATCCGTTATTGCCATTACAAGCGCATCGACTTGGTCATCGTGTGCGTGACTATCTGTTGCGGTAAATGCCTCGCATTCACTAATAAAATCCGCTACCCAAGGAGCATTTTCAGGTATCATCACATAACCACTTTCAATGTACCCTTGAACACCTAAAACCCGAGTGTACTTATCCGCATCAACTTGAATGGGCGAGATTGGGATTTGATTATTTCTGCGTATAGCTTGAATTAATCCTGTGCCACTGGCTTTATCTTCCACATTTGCTCGAGTTAATATTCCAGTGTCTTTTCTTGCCTTGTGTTTAGCCCAAACATCTTTTAATGTCTGCTCAAGTTCTGGGGCTTCCCATTTACCTCGCACAAGGTCAAGGATATAAACTTTCCTATCACTCCCTCTACCAGCGACAATAAAGACTGAATAGTCATTGTGCTGTTTAATTTTTTGTGCCGTATCAGCGTAGATTGCTTTGACTTTAATTAGTGGAGGGATTTTGTATCGGCCAAACCAAGAGCCTTTAATAATGCCACCACCCTTATTAGATGGTCTTTGTTGATATAAAGCATTCCATGCTTGAGAGCCAACAGCCTTTCTGATTTTGCTCAATCGCTCTAAATCAAAGCGTTCTGGGTGTGGCTCCCCCTCTTTGCGGAACTCCTCATCCTCTTCTGCAATCGCAGGAAATTTCACTATGCGCCATTGGTCTCCACCATTCTTCATCTCTTCAATTAATCGACCAGCTAAATCATCCTCGTGCCATCTTGTCATGCCTAATAGCACACCAGATTTTGGCGATAAACGTGTATAAAGCGTGGTTGTGTACCAATCCCAAACGCCATCTCGAACTGTTTGAGAATTAGCCTCTTTAGCATCTTTTACAGGGTCGTCAATAATAGCTATATCCGCCCCCATACCTGTAATACCACCACCAACGCCGGCGGAGCGATAAGCGCCTTTATGTTCTGCAATTTCAAAAATCTCACTATTACGCAAAGGCTGACCCGAGACAGTCGCAATGCGTTTATCATTTAAGGATGATTCAGGGAATATATCGTGGTAGCTATCATCATCCATTATTCGCTGAACATCTCTATTCATTCGGCTAGCTAAATCAGCAGAATAAGAACAGGCAATCATCTGCAAGTCAGGTTTTTTACCAAAAGCCCAAGCAGGAAAACGACGACTAAATAATTCACTTTTACCACTACGGGGAGGGGCGAATATCATTAAACGCGGTTGCTTGCCATCTATTACATCTTGATAAAATTGCTGTAGCTCTTTTGCAATGAGAATATTGAACCACCCTGTTACGAAGTCAGGTTTGGTTTGAGTAGTGAAGTGCATTAGTGACTTCTTGGCTTTCTCAATCCGAATCTTGCTCAGGATTTCCTTTGGCGAGTAATTTTTCAAGCTGTTCAAGTTCATCAATGCTTAATCCTGATAAATTTAACTCCGCACGCTGCTCAATATGCAAGTCACCAGATAATTCCATTTTCTGTGTAAACATCCCTAAATGCTTCCCAAGCAATTCAAGGGCTTTATTTGCACCTGTCGGTTCAAAAACGAAACATTCGGTATTAACGCTTTGTGCCGTTCCTTCTTGAGCATTTTTTACCACAGTGGTAATAGTAAGTGGCTTTCTTCCCATACAAATATCACGATACTCTTGCAAGTCCGCAATAATATTATCTAGGGTAAGATTATGGCGTTGTTGATGGGCTTGTCTTAGCTCTTCAACCCTTACCGTAATCTTACCGTTCTTATTAAGTAACTCACTTGCCTTAACATTGATAACTTCAGTTGTCATTTTTGAGCAATCATAACTCTGCCGATATGCTTCACTGGCATTTCCCAGCTCAATATAAAGCTGGCAAAATTTTTCTTGTTTAGGTGTTAATCCACGACCAGACGTAGATTTTCCTTTCACGTCTGACATAGGAAATCCTTACTTAATAGGCAGTTCAATCTGCATCTTATCTCCAAAAAGTTTTAAAGTTGCTTCTAGCACAGGCTTATCGCCCTTCCATTCCCTCAACCCTTTACCACATAAACTCGCAAATGCTTTCTTCGCTTTATGCTCAATGCACAATTCGTTATATTTATGCATCAAGCTATAACCTTCTTGCTGTAATTTCTCACGCATAAAATCAAAGGCTTTAATAAACTCTACTTTGAATTTCATTGCTTTTTGGGTTCTATATCCCATTACCAAAAGCAAAAATCCATTTTTAGTCATTTGATACATGGGTTGTTTTCTGCCCCATTCATCGAAATATGAGGTCTCCTCAAAATTGAGGAGAGCAAACTCACCGCAATCTTGTTCAATAACTAATGCTTTGATATCACGGATGATGTTATCGTGACGTTTACCAAACACCGTGGCAATATGCCGAGAATTTGTCACAATACGTTGCTTGTCATTTACCTTTAAGAATTGTTCAAAGTTTTCAATTTTTTGTAGGTTCATTTTGGACTTCCATTAAATTTTAGATAATAAAAAACCCGACCATTTCTGATCGGGTTATTTAGTCCTAACAAAACTACCTAGAAGGCTTGGTTTCTACCAATTTAAAGATGTTAGACATTAGTCGTGGTTATTTACCGCCTTTTGCTTGATTAATCCACTTATTGAGATTATCTACTTGGCTTCGGTTACCTTAACTAACTGTATGACTGCATCGCCGTATGTTTCTCCAGTAAATGCTGTTTTGACACAAGGTGCGGTATAGGCTTGAGGCGGGTAAATATATTCTGCTTTAGTCGTGATTTTATTTGTACAAGCGGTCAAGAACAGACTGAGGCAAACGAGTGTGAGCGCAAGGTTGAGTCTTAATGATTGTTTTAACTGATTCAGCATTTTCTGTTGCCATCCTTTCTATTTCATCATTACGCTCTTGTTGCTCAATGACGGCATCACGCTCTTGTTGTAGAGCAATGGTCAATGCCTTGTTCGCATTTTCTTGTTGTTGGATGGTTTGGGCTTGTTGCTTTGTGGTTATGTTCAATTCATCTATAACGCTAGACTGGTAACGCAATGCACCAATCAAAACCACTACAACACCCGCTAACGCCATGTAAATGTACTTAGTCATTATCCGTTACCATTAATGCTCGATAGAGCTTGCAACGCTCATCAATGCCATTTAGTCCACCATTAATTCTTCGCGTGACTTTTTCGACAGAATTAAGCTCAGCCAATTCATAGCATTTCCAATACCACACAGCAGTTTTAACAGATAAATCTAAATTCCCTGCCACATCTTCTGGCTCAATATCTCTACCTAACCATTTTCTAAATGCGGCATAATTATCCTTACCTGTAATCTGAATCAGTCCACGACCACGATACTTCCAACCATCTCCACTTTTCTCATCGCCATTACCCAAACGATTAGCATAAACACGATTAGCTATTAGCTCAGGTTTGCGCTCATATCTCTTGGCTGTAAGAGGGTCTGGGAAATATTTACGGAAAGTTTTAGAAAGCCCAAGCCAAGAATAATTTAAATTTTCTTTAAATCTTGTAAATCCGCCACTTTCATGTCCACATTGAGCCAAAAACATCGCTTGCTGTATCTTATTCACACAACCTGCTTTTTCTATCTGCGTCGAAATAGCTTGATAAACACCTTTAACTGCGTGTGAAAAAATTTTATTAAATGTCTCTTCGGAAATCATCATTGTCATCTTTTTCAATTCTCCGATTAATGAATTTAAATAAAAACTCGCGAATTTTTTCAGTACCAACAAAACCAATCATCGTACCGAGAAATGAAGAATATTCTGTATGCCCAAATAAATGCGTACAAATTGGCACCGCAACACCCGCAATAGAGGCACACATAGCCGCATCAATTAAAACATAACGAATAGCTGGCTTTTTACGCATAAACCCAAATCTTAAAAGAGAAATAAATAACGCCCAAAAAGCACTCTGTGCTGAGCTAGAACTAAGATGTGTTTGCAACCAAGACCATATTAACGCCCACACATCAGGCTCTTTAATTGGCATATATTTTCTCCCGCCTGTTCTTTAGGCAATAAAAAAGCCCACGCATTAACGTGAGCTTGTGATGTGGCAAAGGCGTAAGGAATCGAACCTCAATTAGCGGTTTTGGAGACCGCCGTCTTACCATTAGACTACGCCCTTATGAAATACCCTAACAGTATCAACAAGTAGGGATTTTTACATAACTCGATATAACGACTACCACCAACGAACAGCACTAATAAAAGGCGTTGCAAAAAGAAGACAAATTCCCACAGCTAAAGCTACAATCGCAAAGGCAATCGCACCACGAATAACAGGTGTTGAATAAGTTTCCATATTTAATCCTTCTTTTGGATGTATTTTTAGTTTCGTTCTGTTATACTTAATCATAAATTCGTTCCTTTAAATCGAGCTTAACAGGAATGAAAAAAGCCGAAGTGTTCCCGCACCTCGGCTTTTCTTTTGCATACAAAAAAGCCCCGACCGTTTCCGATCAGGGCTGTAAAATTCTTTCTTGCGTTTGCTATGCGCTAAAACCGCAATATAGTAGATATAATACACTTTTAGTGTGCACTGTCAAGCGGTTTATGAAGTGCGGTAATTAGTGATGACGTGTCGCAAATATACCCATCGCAATCTTGGTTTAAATTGAGTTCGTATGCTGCCCATAACAACGCCACCGCAAAGAGAATTCTGAACATAATTTATCCTTTTTCGTGAATTTGAGGTGTAAAAATCCGCCACACGGTAAAGTGCGGTCGGATTTTTCGTTGTTTTATAGAATTTCTAACTGAAAGCCTGTTGCTTTAGGGTTGTAGGCTCGAAGATATTTTAATACGCGCCAGTTATTACCTTGCTCGCATTCAAATTGCTCTGTAATGCGTGTCAATACGTTATGGGCTTGACGGAGATTACTTCGATATTCGTAAGCAATGTCATGAACGGATGCAGCGTAGTGCGAACCAATTTGTTTTAATGCCGGGTGAAGTACTTGGCAAAGTTCCGTGCCACGCAATAAAGCAAACCATGCCCAAACAAGCTGTTGAAGGTCATGTTCTGTAAATTCACGGGTAAATTTCTTTTCAGGTTCTGGCAAGGCGAGCTGTTGCGGTTGAAGTTGATATTTTCCTGTTTTACGAATTTGTGGGAGAACTTCTTCAAATACCCACGCCTCGAATGGTTCGGCTTCTGGTTTACGGGATTTGATGATCAGACGATAAAGATTTGGTTCATTGATGAATGTCATTTCTTGAACCGCACTTTTGGTAGGGGTGTCGCGTTTCGCTACCCCCCCTGTTTTACAGTGTTTTGAAATAGCATCACGCGAGTTTGAGTAGCCGAGAATATCGCAAACATCATTCGCACAAAACCAAGGCTCCTGATTTTTATCAGTGATGACTCGAACAGAATTAGATTTGAAGGTAAATGCTGAAAATTGAATTTGAGTATTCATGCTGTTTATTCCTTTTTGAGAGGATTGATAATTTACCCATAATTGGGCGACCAACGGCTCAAAACCAGTAAACAGTCTGGCGGAGTTATTCCCTTTCGGTATTGTATTCCTCGCACCGTCGGTCATTGATTTTTTGAGAATTTTATAATGGCGGTAAAACTCTCAAATTTTAGATACAAAAAAATCACGCTGACGGGGTGAATGAATTCCGCTGTTTAAAAGGTTTTTGAGACCTTGAATAAAATAGTAGAGGAAAATTTGGAGAATGTAAAGAAGAATAATGTAATAAATACGATAAAAACTTGCGTTAATTTGTAATTAATACTACAATAACAACATCTAAGGCAAGGTGCTTTAGATACAGCAAACCCCACGCTGTCTAGAGTGGGGCTTACTTAAGGGATTAGATAATGAAACCCTATCAAATCATTATCTTAATCATCGTTTTAATGCTAACTTGCTGTAGTGGTACAGTAATTAGCTAGATGAACAAAGGGGGAAGGTCAGATGTCCCCCGATGTCCCTCACTATAATCAAACAAAAAACAAAATGCAAGGACTTTTCTATGGCAATGACTCGCGCAGAAATTAACGCCAAAAGCGATAAAAAACGTGGTGTACGCCTACAATCTTACAAACTACACGAAGATATTATCAAATTGCTTGCTGAACTTTCCGAGAAAACAGGCAAATCTAAAACGGCGATTGTAACGGAAGGGATTTTAGCGATGGAGAAAACCTATAAAAATTAGGGCGTGAAATTAATTTGTCACTAAATTAAAAAATGCGGTCAAAATCGACCGCACTTTTCAGGCAATAAATAAACATTGCTTGCCTTCTGTTGATAATAGCAATAAAAGTGATGTTTTTACCGTTTTCAATCGATTGAAATATTCACGCCGTGAAATATGTAAATATCGCCAAATTTCTTGTTTTTCCCATCTCTTGATATAAGTCAGAACGAATACATCATAAAGTTCTGGTGTGACTTTTCTAATTACACCAAGGTAGCCATCAATTTCCATACCTAATTCATCGCTTATAGGACGCATACGATATTTTTCAGCATAACAAGCATCACATTTCATCTCTGCAAACCCTGCGGCTACACGTGGAAATTCAGTCTCATAACGAGGTGTAGCCCAATAACCAAATTCAACTGAAATTACATCAATATTCACGTAAGCTCCTTAATTTTTGCCTTGTAATACTTAATAATCGCCTTGCAATCTTCAATGGTGTATTTCTTTGGATCGTGGTCTTGGCATTCTAACCAAGCTACCTTATCTTCACCGATACGCTTCACAAGGTTAATTCGATACTCAATGACATTACCGCTTTTATGCTGATTGCATGGTACGCACTGCTTAAAACAGTTAATTTCGCAAAATCTTAATTCCGGGCAAGCCCCAACACTCCGATAATGCCCAGCATCATATTTACCTTGATGATAGCGACCGCAACTGATACAAGGTTGGTCTTTATCCCGTAATCGGATAAATTTATTAAATGCCGCCTGCGCTTCTTTCAGCCATTCTGAACGACTTTTTAATTTAGCCTTACGTTCCCTTTGCTTTTTCTTCTCTGCTCGTTCTTGCGCTTTTTTCGCATTATCTCGAGCTAATTTAATCGCACATTCAGGCGAGCAAACTTTCTGTGTCGAGCTAAAGGTTTTTACAAACGCTTTGCCACAAACTTTGCATTTATACTCTTTCGCCATTAGCCAAACACCATATTAAACATCACCCAAACTGCCGCAATCAAAAGTACAATTTTTAACTCCAAAATCTCATCATCGTTTAAGCGTTTCATTTAAATCCCCATCTATCGTTAAATCTCACGCCATTTTGCACGCCCCATGATTGAATATATTCGATAAGGCTCGCTAGTCTTTTTACGCCCATTTGAGCAGTGCTTTCTCGTAGATTAATTACTTCACCCTCAAGCCCGATTACCATTTCAGCCTGTCCACCTGTTGCAATTTTGTGAGCCGATACCATAATCATCTTCCAAGTGTCGATGTCTCGCTTTTTACCGTTAAATTCGCACTGTTTTGATATATCGCTTAGTAGTGCGTGAAGTTTTGAGTTCTGCTCAAGTGAGCGTGTTATCGGTTGGATTTTTACGACCAACGGCTTTTTATCGTCCGTTGGCAGCTCTTTGATTAAATCCAAGCAATTTTTTTAATGCGTTGATCACGTAAAAAGAAAGGTTTGTATTGGCTCATAACATCATTCCCAACGCTTAAATAACATCGCAATACTCATTCTTTGTACTCCACACCTAAATCTTCCAACCCAAAATAACCGCAAGATTTTGTTCGATTCACTGCGCTGTATTTACTTACCTGCGGAAACGGTATCGGCTCAATTAAGTGACCGTTACAGCGAAAACGATCGTCATCCCATTCGCTGCTCGATATAAAATAATCTGGCGTATAAAAATCCTCTAATTCCGCACCGCACTTTGGGCATTTGTAGCTTGTCATTGCAATGCTCCTTTCATCATTGCCATCAAGCTATCGCGCGCCTTATCAGCCTTCGCTTTATCGTAAAAACTTGGCTTTGTTGGAATCATTTTCGGAATATCCTCAAAAGGAAAATTCGACCGCACTTTTTCTGCCGCTTTTGTGAGTAATTTCGGAATAGCTTTCAACGTGTCCTCTTCCGATTTTTTCTTGCACTTTTCGTACAGATTTTTAAGCAACCAAAATTCCACTTTTGAACGATATTGAAATTCATCCCGATTGAATCGGGCATAGCCTAAGAAAGTGTTATAACGTTGGTATAATTCCGCTTCATTCGGTAAGCCCAATTCGTGGTAGTCCAGAACTTTGCATGCTTGAATAAATTCGCCTACACTTGGCAAATACCCATTTGGCTTAGCACGCATTTCGGCCATACCTCGTTTAACTTGTGTTATTTTTGTAATTCCATTTTCAGCAAAGCCTAAAATCCACTGGCGTTTTACTACCTGCAATCGCTCTGGAGTGAGGTTGAGCAACTGAGGGCAACTAGCACAAAGTTGGTCGAACAACGTATCAATAAATTTCTCCACTTGTGCTGATACACCTTGGTGCAATGATTGATTAGTTAATTGGTTCACAGTACATTCTCCCAGTCTTCAGGACGATTCCACGGCAACGCATTTTTTTCTTCAAAACTCATTTTTTGTGCTTGGGATGTTCGCAGTTTCTCATCACGCCAATCCCACGATGCGTTAAATCCCTGCCAGTTGCGTTCGATGCAAATCTCCACCGCTTCACAAATCGAAATTCCTGCTTTGTCCGCTTGTTTTTGCAAACGGCTAAGTTGCGTTTCGCTAATTGCCCCTCGCTTAGTTTTACGATGCGCAATAAAATCTTTAGCAAGCTGTCCTGTTATGCCAAACCGCTCAAGCAAAATTTCGGATTCGCTTTTTTGCGTAGTTTTTTTAGGTTCATTGACTGGTTCTAAAGAGTGACTGGTTATGGGTGAAATATTTTCACTACCCCCTAGTGCAAAATTTTCACTACCTAGTGAAATATTTTCACCACCCAGTGCAAAATTTTCACTACCTTGTTCAAGGTGTAAAAAGTATAAATTTGAGATGGAACCATCTTTATTTTTACGTTCTTTTTTGCTTACTAATCCCATTTTGATTAAACATTCAATGTGACTGATTGCACTACGTCGGGTCATCTCGCATTTATCGGCAATGTATTGATAACTAGGAAAACAAATTCCATCATCATTGGCATTATCAGCTAGTTTTAAAAGCACAAGTTTTCTAGCAGGATTGCCAACCTTACAATTCATTGCTTGAACCATTAATCGCATACTCATAGCATCAACTCCGAAGCATAACGTGACGCGATAAATTCAATGCCTTTGCTTGTTACGCGCGTCTGAGTGTAATTGTGACCGTGTTCAGCGGTGCCTGTTTTAACCGTAAAAAGATCTTTCGTGTGTGCCGATTGATAAGGCAAAAGCACGCCCGATTGACGATACAAATATTTATCTTCCACCAAGCGATTGACCAATGCACGCTCAGGTATTTTCAAAATCTTCGCCGTCTCACGAAATGATTTACTCGTCCCCACTTCCACATAGTGATCAACAAAAGCGACTTTAGGCGCATTACGCTCTTTTTCTGCTTGCAACTGAGCGGCTAACATCAACGCCTCAGAAAACGATTGCGGAATAAGTGCGGTTGGTTTTTGTCGATTTTCCAACGCTTGCCAGCGATCGACCACCGCAGCAGTAAATTCAGGCGATAAGCGAGCGACAACAACAAACGTATCCCGCTTGTTTAACTCATAGTAATCAAACCATTGATTTCTATACTCAAATTTTAGTGGCTCAATTTGAGCGACTAAATTTTGTTCAATCAAATCACGAATAACACGTAATACATTTTTGTGTTCTTTATGTGTAATCTCCGCAATTTCCCGACTACTCATCGTCAAAATACTTGCGTTTTCTTTCGTCATCGTTAATAATTGATTCATCTGTATATTCCTTAATGAATTAGCCACGAAATTTCCTCGTGGCTTTTTTATTTACCCAAATACTTCTCACGCAACCGCTTATCAAAGCCTTGTGACGCAAGGAGTAACATTTCAAATTCACTTTTCTCAATCGCAATGTGCGTATCCGTATCAAAAACACCGAATTGACAAGCGGCGATAAAGTTAAATGTCTGAGTAAACTCTTCATTACTAATAAAACGACTCAGTGTGCTAGGCGTGGTTTCCATACCTTCTGCCACCTCGTATTGCTTTTGCTTGTAATATTTGTCGATAACCTGATCCGAAAGCACTCTTGCAGATCGCGTTAATTTATTGCGTGCCATTGCGTGTACCTGTTGGTAAATTAGCTTTGAGAAGGAAATACATCCTCGATACAAACTTTTGCTCCAAGTTAGTTCAGAGTTTGAACAATCTTCTGAGCAACACTTAACGATGGAGAACGTAATCCAGTCTCATAATTAGCAATTCGTGGTTGGCTCCATCCGATATGGTTGGCTAGTTATCGCTGAGTAATCCTAAGCTGTCCTCGAATCTGTGAAAGGTTATTCATTGATAAATTTCCTTTTGTGATTTTTTATAATTCATTTAATCACATAACGGCATTTACACAAATCACAATATGAAATTATATGAATATAACGTAACGTGTTATTATTTGAACTAAAAGAAGGAGAAATTAAATGGCTACACTTGGCGAAAGAATAAAAGCGTATCGAGAACAGTTAAAAATCAGTCAAAAAGAATTAGCTGAGAGATGTAATAATATTGATACCAAAAGTGAGAATGCGCGTTGGGGACAACCGAGAATTGCTAATTATGAAAAAGGCAATAGAACGCCTGACCTCGAAGATATATCTATCATAAGTAAAGCACTTAATATCCTGCCTGAGGTTTTAGCCTTCGATTCAAACATAAGCGAGATCAAAGAGTCAATTTGTCGTTATCCATTATTAAGCCCAATCCAAGCAGGACTATGGACTGATATTAGATCGCTCGAAGGATTTGACGGTTACGAGATGATCCCAAGCACTGCCATCGCCTCTGAAAATTCCTTTTATCTACGAATTGAAGGTAAATCTATGCTCCCCCGATTCAACGAGGGCGATCTGGTTTTAATCGATCCTGATATTGTGCCAACCCCAGGAAAATTTGTGGCAGCAATCAATGGCGACAACGAGGCGACATTTAAACAATACAAAGAGCTTGGCACGAGAACACCAGAAGGCATACCGCACTTTGAGCTTGTTCCGCTTAATCCAATGTTCCCAACATTAAGCTCGCTCAACCAAGAAATCCGTATTATTGGTGTGGCAAGAGAGCGTGTAGAAACGTTATAGTGCGGCAATGCGTAGAAGTCTTCAACACTAAATAATTATTAAATGAGGAAATTATTATGGATAATTTAAAACTTGAATATTTTTCTAATATTAATTTAAATGACCAATTTTTTGATAGTTTAAAATCTGATTATAAAGAATTTTCTGATTGGTTTAATAAAAAACAAGAAAAAAATGAATGTGCATTTATTTTTATAAACGATCAAGGTTTATTAGATGGTTTCCTTTATTTAAAAATAGAAGATGAAGAACTCAATGACATTAAACCAAACCTACCAAGTAAAAATAAATCCACATGGAACGAGACTAGGAGAGCGATTTATTAAAAAAGCCTTTGATATTGCACTCATAAGAAATATTGATGAAATTTATGTTACTTTATTTGAAAAACACGAAGCATTATTAAATCTATTCCAGAAATATGGGTTTGAAACAAGAGCAATAAAATCAACACCTAATGGTAATGAATTGGTGTTATTTAAAAATATATCCCCTATAACGGGAGATATTGTTAAAGACTACCCTAATACGCCTAAAATTTCAGATCGCTATCTCATTTCACTTTATCCAAACTAGCATTCTAGGTTACTCCCTGATTCTATTTTAAAGAATGAAGATCCCGCATTACTCATTAAGGATACATCACACACTAATAGCATACACAAGATTTATCTTACTGCTATGGAAGGAACGGATCGCCTAAAAAACAGGAGATACATTAGTAATTTATAGAACAGCGTCTGACGGTAAAAGTGCTGAATATAGCGCTGTAGCAACATCTATTTGCGTAGTAGAAGAAGTTAAAAATATTAATGACTTTAGATCATTAGATGACTTCTTGAAATATACATTATCATATAGCATTTTTTCTGAGAAAGAATTGACTGAGTTTTTTAAATATAAAAAATATCCAGTGATAATTAGATTTACCTATAACATTGCATTAAATAAGCGTATAATAAGAAAATCATTAATCGAAGATATTGGTATAGAGCGCAATCAATATTGGGGATTTATTAAATTAACTGAGCAACAATATAGAAATATATTGTCACGAGGAGAGATTAGTGAAAATCTTGCTATCCATTAAGCCAGAATTTGTAGAAAAAATAATTTCAGGTGAAAAAAAATTTGAGTTTAGAAAATCTTTACCAAAACGTGAGGGTATAACAACGATTGTTGTTTATTCCACAATGCCTGTCGGAAAAGTGATTGGCGAGTTTAAGGTTAAAAATACGCACTCTTATGACCCAGAATACCTTTGGGAAAAAACGAAGGAATTTTCAGGCATTACCAAAAATTTCTTCGATGAGTATTTTTCCACAAAGGCTTTGGCGCACGCATTTGAAATTGATTCATTTAAGCTATACGATGAACCGCTAGTAATTTCAGATATATTGCCATCCGGCACACCACCACAATCTTATTGCTATATTAACTAACCAATGAACCGCCTCACTGGCGGTTTTTTATTGCTCAAATTTACCCTTGCTTAAATTCGCCAAATCTTGCTTATCTCCATCTCAATTTACTGCAACTCTCTAAAAATCCACCCTCATCATACTTGCTTAATTACAACTAAAACTTGCTTACACTCACAAAAGCACCTCAAAAATTAACCGCACTTTTCTATTTTTGCTCATCTACTGGTTAAAAAACAAGCAATTAAATGCTATTTCAAAAAATTTATTTCTTTAGAAATCAACAATATAATCACATTATGAAATTTTTTAAATAAAAAATCACAATTTGCATTGATTATATTATTTCAAAGTGTGATAATAAACCCATCAAAACGAGATACACAATCTCAATGCTCTTTAAAAATTTGTGATGAAAAAAGCCCCTTTCGGAGCTTTGTTAATTAAGCCATTTCAACCTTAGTTGATTTAACTAAGTCAATAGCGTGTAAACAATCAGTGTAGTTTTTATAGCCTTCCCCGCTATCTGCAATGATTTTACCGTTATCCGCTTTTAGACGCCATCGCCATTCAATGCGAGAGTCCACATAAGTTTCAAATTTCATAAGGGGTTCCTCAATGAAAAAGTATTTATTCCATTATTACTTCCAAGGCACCAAATGGGCATGCGATGTTTACGCAAATAACCCGGAAGAAGCCAAAGAAAAAATAAAGGCAATGTCCCAAGCTATTTATGACGGCGAATTAAAATTTGAGATTCACATCCCAGAAAATCCGCTTTCAAAACTAGCAAGGTTAGTTGCAAGGATAATCAAAAAGTTTACTTAAGTCAGTGGCTTTCATCACAAATTTTAAACAATTTGGTTAAAGAAACTCACTCGGCGGAAGCGCAGACGGAAGCCCAACGGTGCTAAGCGGTCGTTAGATTGAAAGCCCTAACCTACTTAGTTAAAGTGAGTTTTAAAGTCTGCCCATGCAAAGCCAGTGAAAAACGGTGCAGTTGCCGAAAGTGGAGCTCAAGCAGGCGAATATCCCAATGTGGATATTTCAAAACACATTTGCTAGTACAGAGACACAACGGCATGTGAAACCGTTGCGAATGATAGATGAAGTGTGTTTTGAAATGGCAGGCAAACGAGGAATGCTACAATGGAAAAATTAGAAATTAAAGTGTAATCACAGCCCTATTCTAGACAAAATCAGCATAGGCTGATTGCACTACTCCACTTACCGCTCGAAAGGGCGGATTTCTTAAATATTTAATACATTCAGATACCACCCAAACAGAATATCGGCTGTTAAAGCTCGATTACCCTTTAAATCCCTCAACCATTTTAACAATCAACTGATTTTGAGGAATATTAAGGGATTGTGCTAACTGTTCAATTTTCGCAATTGTCTCAATTGGCAGTTTATAGGTTTTTGCTTTCACGCCACGTTTTTCATCAGAACGTTTTTGCAGTTCAGTTAAAGTTAAACCAGATTTAGGGCGACCACGAGTCATTTTTCTATCTTTTGTTGCATTTTAACACACTACGTTATATTATTTAGGAACTGCCTAGCGGGTGCGACCGCTAGGACTTACGCTTATCCTAGTAAGCTGGCAGGCTTACCAACATCAGGATAATTAGAAGAATGAATAGTCGGATATTCATTTTCTTATTTCTTAGTGATTGCCCGGTAAAAGCCGGGCTTCTTATTTCCACCCTATTGCGAAAACAAGTCCATTATAGGTAATCCTTTAAAATTAATCAACAAATATTTTAGGTTTGCCTTAAATAAAATAAATTTGACACCACCCCCACATCATATTAGGATAAACCCACTTCCAAGCTGTCTTTTGACAGCTTTTTTTATACCCAAAATTCAAGGATGCTACAAATGAACAGATACGAAGCACTCGGACGTTATGTAGAAGCGAAAGAAAAGTTAGATCGCTTAAAGCGCGAAAGAGATATCACAACAACTCAATTAGAAAAAGCCTTTAGCGGATTAAAGCACATCAACAATTTCGGCTTTGAGCCACAATCCGACATACAATCTGCAACACAAGACATTGAAACGTTACTTGAACGCTATAAAGCACTTAACAATGACATTACAGCCTTAGTAACAGAAAGCAATCAATATGCCGAACTGTGCGATAAGCCACAAATTGAAATAAAATAAATTGACACCCACCGCCCAATCATTTAGGATACCTCCACTTTCAACAGAAAGTCGGGAATGTCGCAGTTTCTGAATAACTTGGAGCGGTGGAAAGACAGACGCTCAATGCGTCTTTTTTTATCGCCACAAAACAGCTATTCTACCTTTTTCATAAATTTATGAAAAAGCCCAATGATGAACTGTTTAGGAGGATCGAAAGATCCGCCGTTTTGCTCTAAGTACGGTACTGCGAATCCTATTCAGTTCATCACCAACTATTCGCAGTGGTTCGTGATGAGTTTTAAAACTTAACTTAGAGTACATCACAATGACACACTTAAACTTAATTCCTGTTTTTAATGGCTTAATCCAAAATCAACCTGTTCAACTTTGCAACGCTCGTGAACTTCACGCATTCGTAGAAAGCAAACAGCAATACACTGATTGGATCAAAAACCGCATCAACGAATATGGATTCATCCAAGATGAAGACTACCTCGTCATCACCGAACGCACCAACGGACGCCCACGCAAGGAATATCACATCACCCTCGATATGGGCAAAGAACTCGGTATGGTCGAAAGAAACGAACGAGGCAGACAAATCCGCCAATATTTCATCCGTTGCGAAAGAACATTAAAAGCCTTGCAACAACCGCAACAGCTAGCCTTGCCAGAACCTGAGAAATTCACGCACGAGCTCACCGAATTTGAAATAGAAACGCTCGTTTGGCTCCTTATCGGACATCACCAAATGAACACCCTGCTTGGCGATATGATTAAGCCGTTAGAAACCATAGGCTCTTATTTCACAGGAATGGTAATCAGCCATCATCAAGAATATCGCCAACAATACAAAAACACGCTCCATTCAGAAATGAATTGCACCATTTAAAGCGTCTAATCGAATGAACTGGGAAAGAGCGAAAAACCTCATCGCCCAATAAAACATCACAAAATCCGACCGCACTTTTTTAAGCCTGCGGCGGATTATCACACCTAAAATCCGACAAAAGGAACAGAAAATGAACAAATTAATCATTACGCTCGTGTGTGCATTTGTGGTGTATATGGCACACGCCCTAAACTTTAATCAAGACTGTGACGGCAAAATCTGTCACACCGAACAGACACAACAATATTAA